CCGAACGCCTGGGGCGTCTCCTTCGGCAAGGAACACCGCGAGAGCCGGCGCAAGGTCGACGCCCTGGCGGCCCTCATCCTGGCGCGCATGGCGCGACGGGCCTACCTCACACTGCCAAAGCCGAAACAGCGACGCAAGCGGCAGAAGACGGCGTTCTTCTAGACGACGGAGGCTGCATGGCGCTCAACAAACAGAAGGCCATAGAGCAGGCTCACGTCATGCTCTCGTGGCGGTCGGCGGAGGAGAATCGCCTCGACCGCCTCTACGACTACATCCACAACAAGCAGCGCTTCTTGTGGCTGCCCGCGAGCGCGCCGGTCGAGGTCCGGCGTATCGCCGAGATGAGCCGCGTCAACGTGCTCGGACTCGTCATCTCCTCGGTCGCTCAGTCGATGTACGTCGACGGCTACCGGGCCCCGAAGAGCGCCGATGAGGAGCCCGCCTGGGAGATCTGGCAGCGTAACCAGCTCGACGCGCGCCAGGTCGGCATCCACCGCGCGGCGCTCTCCTATGGCGTCGCGTATGCGACGGCGCTGCCTGGTGAGCCCGCCCCAGTCGTGCGTGGGATCTCGCCGCGGAGCATGACCGTGGTCTACGGCGAGGACGACGAGTGGCCCATGTGGGCGCTCGAGCGACGGCGCTCGGCGGTCAAGGGCAAGATGCTCTTCCGGCTCTTCGACGAGGAGATGACCTACTGGTTGTCCATGGACTCGGGAGGCAAGACCGAGTTCATCTCCTCGGAGGCGCACGACCTCGGCATCGTGCCAGTGGTGCGCTTCCTCGCGCAGTCGGACCTCGACGAAGAGGTCACGAGCGAGATCGAAGACCTCATCCACATCCAGGACCAGATCAACCTCACGACGTTCGGCCTGCTCGTCACCCAGCACTTCGGCGCCTTCCCTCAGAAGTGGATCGCCGGCTGGATGGCGGAGAGCGAGCAGGAGAAGGTCCAAGTCGCCGCTAACAAGGTCCTCACCTTCGAGGACCCGGACACGAAGATCGGCCAGCTCTCCCCCGCCGACCTGTCGGGCTACGTCGAGTCGCGCAAGGACTCGCTACGCAACCTGGCGGCGATCAGCCAGACGCCCGCGCACGCCCTGCGTGGCGAGCTCGTCAACCTCTCGGCCGAGGCGCTCGCCGCCGCGGAGCAGGCTGAGCGCCGGAAGATCACCGAGCGCCAGACAATGTTCGGCGAGGCGTGGGAGCAGACGCTCGCCCTGGCCGGCAGGATCGCCGGCTACGAGGCCGACCCGCAGGCCCAGGTGCGCTGGAAGGACACCGAGGCGCGCGCCTACGCCGCCACGGTCGACGCCCTCGGCAAGCTGGCGCAGATGCTCATGGTCCCCGTCGAGGAGCTCTGGGAGCGCATCCCCGGCGTGACGCAGGCCGACGTGGTGCGCTGGAAGGCAACGGCCGACAAGGGTGATTCGCTCGCCAATCTGGCGGCCATGCTCGAGCGCCAAGCCGGCGGTAACGAGGGCGTAGCCTGAGATGGCACGCACCGCCGAAGGACGCGCGCTGACGCGCATGCACACCAAGCAACAGCTCGCGCTGCGGGCCAAGGTCACTACCGAGGTCATGCGCCTCTACGCGATCTGGAGCCTCAAGGACGAAGCCTCCTTCCTGCGCTTCCAGGATGCGATGGTCGTGCTTGCGCAGTTGCGCGCGATCGAGTCGGCGACGCTCGCCGCAAGCTACTACGAGCAGTTCCGCGCGGTGGACGCGCCGGGACGGGCGGCGCGCACTGCCGCGCGCGTGGCGCTCGCCGCACCGCCCGCCGCCGCGCAGATCCGCACCGCCGTCTCGGCGACGGCGCGTGCCGGCGTGTTCCGCGCCCTGCGCGCTGGCAAGCCCTACGAGGCCGCGATGCAGAACGGACTCGTCGAGGTCTCAGGCGCCGTCAGCCGTCTCGTGTTGCAGAGCGGCCGCGACACGATCCAGGAGGAGCTCCTGCGCGACCCCGCGGCGCTCGGCTGGGCCCGTGTCGCCAGCGCCAACGCCTGCGCCTTCTGCGCCATGCTCGCGAGCCGTGGCCCGGTCTACAAGGAGGAGACGGTCGACTTCGAGGCTCACGATCACTGTACCTGCGGCTCGGAGCCGGCCTACGACGGCGCCCAATGGCCGCCGAACAGCAGGGCGTTCGACAGCCTCTGGCGCGACGCCGCCCAGGAGTTCGGTCACTCGCCGTCCGTCAAGGAGTGGCGGCAGTTCTATGAAGGCCGCGTACCGGAGGCTTGAGATGCCCGCTATCCCCGTCCACCACACGCCGACGACCGCCCGCGAATGGGACGGTCCGGCGACCGTCGCCGCCATGCCGAACGACGCCGCGACGCTCCACTACTGCCACGCCTGGGAGATCGAGGACGCCGGCGACGCGAAGGCAGGCTATAAGTTCCCGCATCACGCGAGCAAGGGCGGCCCCGCCGTCCTGCCCGCTGTCCGTAACGGCCTCGCGCGGCTCTCCGGCGCGCAGGTGGACGACAAGTCCGCCGTGGCCGATCACCTTCGCGCCCACATCGAGGACGCGAACCGTTGACGCAGGAGGAACGCGCCATGGCCGACACGGCCGAGAACGAGGCCCGACAGGGCGAAGAGCAGCAGGACCAGTCGCAGCAGGGCAGCGAAGCCCAGGAGCCAGACTGGAAGGCCGAGGCCGAGAAGTGGAAGGCCATGAGCCGTAAGCACGAGGCCGAGGCCAAGCAGAACAGAGACGCCGCCAAGCGTCTCAAGGAAGCAGAGGACGCTGACAAGAGCGAGTTGCAGAAGCTCAACGAGAAGGCCGCGGAGTCCGACAAGGCCGCCGCGCACGCCCGCTCGGAGCTATTGCGTCTGCGCGTCGCGATGCGCAAGGGCCTGACAGAGGCCCAGGCGAAGCGCCTTGTGGGCGAGACTGAGGAGGAGCTTGAGGCCGACGCCGACGAGCTGCTCGTCTCGTTCGGTCAACAGAAGGCCGCCGGCAACGGCGGCGAGCCGACACGGCCGAAGGAGCGGCTGCGCTCCGGTGCGGCTCCCGACGAGGAGCCCGAGGAGACAGACCCGCGCAAACTGGCGGCCATGGTGCCGCGCCTCTAGGAGCAAGGAGACATGGCAAACACGTTTATCAAGGCGACGAAGGTCGTCAACACCGCTCTCGCCGTCCTCGAGCGCGAGACGGTCCTGCCGAACCTCGTCTGGCGCGACGCGGCCGGCGACTTCCAGGGTGCCTACGCCGACACCATCTCGATCCGCCTGCCGGCCTACACCTCGGCGAGGACCCGCACCCTGCGCGCCACGGACAAGATCACGATCGACGAGCTGACCGAGACCAAGGTCGACGTGACGCTCGACACCGACGTCTATAAGGGCGTCACGGTCACCGACGAGAACATGACCCTCGACATCACCGACTTCAGCGTGCAGGTGCTCAGCCCGATCCTGCGTGCCGTCAAGACCGGCATCGAGGACGAGCTCGTCGACACGATCACCGGCGCGAGCTACGCCCTCACCGAGACGTTCTCCGAGGCCGACCCGCTGGGCAGCGTGCTGAAGGCCCGCACGGCACTGAACAAGTGCTACGTGCCGATGGCCGACCGCGTCTTCGCCTGCGGCGCCGACATCGAGGAGCTCATCCTCAAGGACCTCGCCAACCGCGAGAGCGGCGTCTCGTCGGCCGAGAGCGCCCTCCTGGACGCGCTGGTCGCCAAGTACGGCGGCTTCCGCATCGTCTCGGTCCCGGCCTTCGCGCCCGACGAGGCGTACGCCTTCCACAAGACGGCGTTCGTCCTCTCGAGCCGCGCTCCCGTCGTCCCCGACGGCGCGAGCTGGGGCGCCACGCAGGCGTTCAACGGCTTCGCCATCCGGGTGATCAAGGACTACGACCCGGACTACCTGCGCGATCGCGTCATCGCCAACTGCTACATCGGCTGCGACGTGGTCTACGATGACGGCGCGCTCAACTCGGACGACCAGTTCGCCCCCGAGGATGGTTCGGGCTCGGGCTCGCCGATCCTTGTCCGCGCCGTCAAGCTGACGCTCGGGAGCTGAGTCCAAGCGCATGCTCCCCAAGGTCCTGCATCAGTTCTGGGACGAGGGCCCGGTGCCTGACGTCTTCGCGCGCTTTGCGGAGGGCTGGCAGCGCCTGCATCCCGACTGGCGCTATGCGTTCTGGAGCGGCGGCAGGGTGCCGCCGCTCCAGAATCAGGACCTCTATGCCAACCGCCGCCGCGAGCGCGGGAGGCCGCTGTGACCGTCGACATCGCGCCGACGCACTGGAACTACCACCATGAGGGGAGCCGCGCATTGAGGATCGAGGAGCGGTGGGAACGCTTCTGGGCGCTGTACGCGCGCGACGCCTGGGAGCCCGAGACGAAGGCGCTCGTGTGCGAGACACTCGCGCCTGGCGACCTCTTCCTAGATATTGGCGCATGGATCGGGCCAGTGACGCTGTGGGCCCTGGGCTGCGGAGCGAAGGTCATAGCGATCGAGCCCGATCCTGTGGCAGCCGAGGAGTTGAAGCGGCGCGTCTCGCCAGAAGTCGAGATCCACGAATGCGCTCTTGGACTCAAGCACGGCACGGCGCAGCTGGTCGCCGCCTCGGCCTATGGCGATGCGATGAGCCGGATCGGAACCGGTGGCATCAACGTCCCGCTGCGCACGCTGCCGGAGATCCTGGGCGGGCGCCAGCCGAGGTTGGCCGTGATGGACATAGAGGGTTACGAGCTCACCATCCTGCCCGAGGTGGCACCCTACCTCGCCTCGCTCGGCACGATGCTCGTCGTGGCGCTGCACACCGACCTGCCCGATCCAGCGTGGTTCGCTGGCTACAGCGACGTCACGATCCCGCTAACGGCGCGGCGCGGTGGCAAACCTCACGGCCGCTCAAACGCCGTGGTGGCGCGCCTATGAAGCAGTCCTATCAGGACACCTGGCAGGACGGGAAGAGGGTCGCTGCCGGCGAGCGTGACTGCGAGGGCCGTTACAGGCTCATCGCGGCCACGCTCCCGGCGGCGGCCCGGTTCACCGTGCTCGACGTCGGGGCGTACGCGGGCTACTTCGCCACCCGGATCGTCGAGGACTTCGACGCCGCCGCGACGGCCGTCGACGACTACGACGGCCTCGCCGCCGCGGCGTCCCCCGCGGTCAAGGTCATCGGCCGGCGCCTGAGCCCGGCGGAGTTCGACGCCCTGCCGCGGCATGACGTCGTGCTCGCCCTCTCAGTGCTGCACCACTTCAGGGACTGGCAGGCGGCACTGCGCGCGCTGCGCGCCTGCCGCTCGCACCTCCTCGTCGAGGTGTGTCATCCAGGCGAGGCGTGGATGCGCCGCGCCGCCTCGCGGCGCGAGGTCGCAGCTCAGCACCGCGCAGTGTCATCGCTGCCCGGCGCCGAACTGCTCGGGACCTCGCCGCGCACGGGGCGCGATGGCGTCACCTATGAGCGCCCCCTGTACCGCGCGCCGGGCACCGTGCGCACGCTGACCGGCGTGGTCTTCACCGGCTCGGGTTGGTGCTCCCGGAACATGCCGCGCTACGACACGGGCCTCGGCGCAGAGCTCGGCTACGAGCCCTTCCCCGGCTCGCTGAACGTGCGCCTCGCGGAGCCGCACGCGCTCGGCAAGCCCTGGCTCGACTGGCGGCCCGCCAAGCGCCATGACCGTCAGCTCTGGCGCGCCTGGGTGGGCGACCTCGCCTGCCACGCGCACGTCCCCGGGACACGTAACCACGGCCCCGACACGCTTGAGCTCGTCGCGCCCGTGAAGCTGCGCGACCGCCTCGGCCTCGCCGACGGCGACTGCGTCACCTTCGACGTCGAGGTTGGAACGTGATCCCACGAGTGCTCCATCGCATCTGGCGCGGCGGCCCCATGCCGCCCGAGTTCCGCGCCTACGGGCGCGCCTGGAGGAAGCTCAACCCGGAGTGGAAGCTCCGGGAGTGGGGCGACTCCTCGAGGCTGCCCGAGATGCCGGCCGTCTTCGCCCGCGCGCGCGAGGCCGCGCCGCGCGACCATCTGCGCTTTGAGGCCGACGTCATGCGCCTGCAGATCCTCTACGAGATCGGCGGCGTCTACGTCGACTGCGACGTCGAGCCGCTGAAGCCGCTCGACGAGCTGCTCGATGGCGTCGAGTGCTTCGCCACGTATTCGCCGAACCGCGGGCCGAAGGGCCTGCGCCTGCTGACGAACTGCGTGCTCGGCGCGGAGCCCGGTCACCCCTTCATCGCCGCCTGCATCGAGGGGCTCGAGGACTCCGTGCGCGAGTTCCACGGCAAGCACGTCGCGAAGATGGTCGGCCCCTGGCACGTCTCGCGCACCTACGAGCGGCTCCCCGAGGGCGTGACCGTCTTCGACGAGCACGTCTTCTCGCCGCAGTCGAACAAGGAGCGCGACCGCGGGCTCGTACCGGACCTCTCGCATTCCTGGGGCTGG